TTACTCACAATACAAAAATGCTATGGGCGTTGAACCAAATTTAGTATCAGGTCGTGCTTCTCAAAGTGGGCCTACACCATACAGATCTACAGCAGAAGTAGTTACTGCTATGTCAGACCCACGTTATGGTAAAGATGTCACATACACCGAAGATGTTCAAAGACGTATAGGTGGTAGTGATGTATTTAATACTGGCCGTTAATTATGGCTAACACACCTACTAATCCAGAGCTTTATGCAAGGGTAAAGTCAGAAGCAAAGCGGAAGTTTAAAGTTTATCCTTCTGCTTATGCTAATGCTTGGTTGGTTAGAACTTACAAAAAACGTGGTGGAGGTTATCGTAAAACTTAATTATGCCTTTAACAAAAAAACAAAAACAACTAGACAAAACTGGTGATGGCAAAATCACTAGAGAAGATCTTATGATCTTACGTTCTAAAAAAAAGAAAAATGGCAAAGCTAAATCTTAGCCAGATGAAAAAACTGAAGGCACATTCAGTTCATCACACACCTAAACACATGAACCTTATGAAGAAGCTTATGCGTGAAGGTAAATCATTTAAAGCTGCACATACAGCAGCACAAAAAGAAGTAGGCAAATGAGTCTTAAAAGATGGTTTAAAGAAAAGTGGGTAGACGTTAAAACAGGTAAGCCTTGCGGAAGGCAGAAGGGTGAAAGTCGTAGCTACCCTGCATGCAGACCATCAAAGAGAGTTAGTAGTAAAACACCAAAAACTACCAGTGAAATGAGTAGTAAAGAAAAGGCTAGATTTAAAAGAGAAAAGACAAGTTCAAAAAAAATTAGTTACCAACATAGAAGAAAAAAATCAAGAGATAGTTTAAAGATTGCATAAGGGTGTTATATTTTAAATAACTACTTATCTTTCCTTAATGTCTAAGGGAGTATCTCTTACCAAAAAAGACAAAGATCCCTCTGGGGGTCTTACCGCTTCTGGTCGTAGGAAATACAACCAAGCAACAGGTGGAAACTTGCAAGCTCCTGTTACTAAAAGGACAGGTCTTTCTCCTAGACAGAAAGCAAGAAGAAAATCTTTTTGTGCAAGGATGTCTAAGGTAAAAGGACCAATGAAGAAAGATGGTAAGTTAACACGCAAAGCTCTTGCATTACGCAAGTGGAATTGCGGATCAGTATAAACTTAACAAAACGAAAATCTTAATATCAAAAGTGCCTGATGCGTCAGATACCACTGGAGAGAACAGACAGTAGTGAAGTTAGTTTCTCAAATTATTTAATCAAACTAAAGGAATTTAATTATGGCTAACGCCACAGTTTCACGCCTGGGTTTGGTGAACAATACAGGAACAGACTTTGACGCTCTGTTTCTGAAAGTGTTTTCAGGAGAAGTTCTTACAGCATTTGCTCGTAATAACATCTTTAACGAAGCACTACATTCTGTTCGTACCATAACTTCAGGTAAATCAGCACAGTTCCCAGTAACAGGAACGGCAACTGCTGCATATCACACACCAGGTACACCATTAGTAGGTGCTAACCAGATCTTGGCAAATGAGAAAATTATTTCTATTGATGATCTACTTATTTCACAAGCATTTGTGTCGAACCTAGATGAGCTTAAAAATCATTACGATGTAAGAGCTACATACGCTGATGAATTAGGTAAGGCTTTAGCTAAGACTTATGATCAGAACGTAGCGAAGGTAATTGCTAATGCTTCAAGAGCTTCGACAACACTTACAGGTGGTAATGGTGGAATAGTTTCTACTCTTGCTTCTGGTAATACAACTTCAGCAAACGTATCAGGTGATGAGATAGCTGGTGCTATCTATGACATTGCACAGGCATTTGATGAAAGAGACATTCCTCCAACAGATAGATTCTGTGTATTACCTCCAGCCGAATATTATAAATTGGCTGAGTCTGCTACAAGAACTGTAGATGTTGACTTTAACCCAGGTGGTAATGGTTCATTTGCTTCAGGTCGTGTACAACAGATTGCTGGTATTCCAGTAATGATGAGTAACAACATACCTCAATCAAACGTGGCATCTAACCCAAGTGGAGCTAACAACACCTACTCTGGTGATGATAGTAAAACTATTGGTCTTGTCTTCCATAAATCTGCTGTTGGTACAGTTAAGCTTATGGACATGACTACTGAGATCTCTGGTTCTGACTACGGAATTATGTATCAAGGTACATTAATGGTTGCTAAGTATGCTTTAGGTCATGGAATCCTAAGACCTGAGTGTGCAGCTACAATCAAGTTATCTGCTTCTTAACTTACACAAAAGAGTACTCAGCAATGGGTACTCTTCTCTTACTATTTGGAGATTACTATGGCTTACGGAAAAAAGAAAAAGAAAAAAATGGGTGGTAGGGAATCACTTAAAATAAAAAAGTACTAAACCATGACTGTAGCTGCAACCACTGAATTAGAAAGCATCAACATTATGTTGGCTGCTATAGGAGAAGCTCCTATTAACAGTCTTACAGGTACACTTCCTGTTGATGCTCGTCTAGCACAACAAACTCTTACAGAGATTAATAAAAAAGTCCAGATGGAAGGCTGGTCTTTTAATACTGAAATAGATGTAACTCTTACAAGAGATGGATCTAATGAGATAGCCTTATCTATTGATACTTTAAGAATTGATTCTAATATTCATCAACACCCTACGATTGATCCGATACAACGTGGTCTTAAGTTATATGACAGGTTAAATAATAAATATCAATTTGATGAAGATCTTATCTGTACTGTTGTTTATTTTAGAGCCTTTAATGAAATACCAGAACCTGCTAGATATTACATAACTATAAAAGCTGCAAGAGTTTTTGTTGATAGATTAGTAGGAGATCAAGGCTTAAGAACCTATACAGAACAAGACGAAACAAGAGCCAGAGCTATATTAATGGAAACAGATCTAGCAAATGGTGATCATAATCTTCTTAGAGGTGACCCATCATTAACAAGTGTCTTTGATACTTACTCACCTGCAAACGTATTAATAAGGTAACTATGGCTGTAGTATCAAAAGCAATACCTACATTGCTAAGAGGAATATCACAGGCTGCTGATAACACCAAACAGGCTGATCATGCTGACATTCAAGACAATGCTGATAGCAACCCTGTCATAGGTCTTACAAAGCGTTCTGGTTTGCAATATATAACCAACCTCAGTTCTTCTACTTTAGGTAATGTTCATATACAAACTATTAATAGAGATGTTAATGAGAGGTATGTAGCAATATTTAGTAATGGCAATGTAAAAGTTTATGATATTGATGGCACAGAAAAAAATGTAAACAAACCAGATGGAACAACATACCTAAATACTTCTGACCCTAGAAATGCAATAAAGACTGTAACTATAGCTGACTATACTTTTGTGATTAATACTAATGTTACTACTGCAATGGATGAAAGCGTTTCAAGTTTATCATCTTCAAATATTACGCAAGCTATTGCTTTTATTAACCAAGTTTCAGACAAAACTACATATACAATAACAGTTGACAGTACTACGGCCACACACGATACAACAAATGACACTGCATTAGATACATCTTTTGTTGCTGGCACTTTAGCCAACAAATTACTTGGTATAAATGGTCAATCACCAACTAGCGGATCACCTTTAACAGGGTTTACAGTTGTACAAAATGGAAGTGTTTTACATGTTAAAAAGAATGATGGCAGCAATTTTTCTATAAGCGGTACTGATACTCAAGGAGAAACTCATTTAACAATAGTTAAAAATTCAGTGCAAAGATTTACTGATCTTCCAATAGTGTCACCTAATGGTTATGTTGTAGAAGTAAAAGGTGATGAAAATACAAACTTTGATAATTATTACGTTAAGTTTGTTACTAATAATGGAGGGACATTTGAACAAGGACAGTGGGAAGAATGTGTAGAGCCAGGAATTGAATTTAAATTTAATTATGATTCAATGCCTCATGTTTTAATAAGACAGGCAGATGGTGATTTCAGATTTGCAAGAGTAGATGGTGATAGTTATACAGCTTTTACAGGGTCAGGTACATATGATCAACAAAATTCTACTACTGTAACTGTTACTTCAACTGCTCATGGTTTATCAACTGGTAACTCAATAACTTTCGATCACACTTCTGGGACTGCTGTTGATGGCTCTTTCACTATTACAGTAGTAGATGCGAATACATTTACATATACAGCAGCAGGTACATTAACAACAAGTGGAAATGTTAGCTTTGGAATTACTAATAACTATACATTACCTAAATGGGGGGAAAGAACTGTAGGCGATTTAGACTCAGCACCTAACCCTTCTTTTATTGGTAATAAAATAAATAATGTTTTTTTCTTTAGAAACAGGCTTGGGTTTTTAGCTGATGATAATGTTATTTTATCAAGAGCAGCAGAATTTTTTAACTTTTTCCCAGAAACAGTTTTGTCTGTAATTGATAGTGAACCTATAGATGTAGCAGCTTCACATACTAAAGTAGCTATTTTAAGAAGTGCTGTAACAGTAGAGCAAGAATTAATATTATTTTCCGATCAAACACAGTTTGTCCTTACGTCTTCCACTGACAACCTTACACCTAAATCTGCCAATGTGGTGGTAGTTACTGAATTTGAATCTGATGATGATGCACAACCTGTAGGTGCTGGTAGCAGTATTTATTATTTATCCAAAAGAGGATCTTTTGCAAACATTAGAGAGTATGTATATCAAAGAGATCTTGTTATAAAAGAATCTAGTAATATCACTGTTCATGTACCGAAACTAATACCAAGTAATATATTTAAATTTGCAGTCTCTACAAGTGCGGATGTTTTGGTTTGTTTAGGTACAGATAATCCTAATAAACTATACATCAATAGATGGTTGTATGGTCAGCAGTATCAAAAGATATTGAACAGTTGGTCTACTTTTACTATTAATGAAAATAGATCTATTAAGAATGTTGATTTTATTGGTAGTGATTTGTTTCTCGTAATAGAAGAAGCAAACGGTACAACATTAGAAAAGATACCTTTTGAGAATGAATTTACAGAAGCTAATGCTACCTTTGAATATCGTTTAGACCATAAGGTTACAGAGGCTACTACTGGTGTATCGGTTGCTTATGACTCTACTACTGATATTTCTACATTTACTGTCCCTTATAAATTAAGAGCTAATATGAATATTGTTGGCAGGTATTTAGGTAGTGGAGAAACAAGTACTTTTGTAAGCCCACAAAACATAACAACAAATTTAAAACCAGGACAACTTATAGCAACAACAAATGCTATTGACGGTTCAACGTCTACAATTACAGCATCAGGTGATTACAGAAATAGTAAATTTATTATTGGTGAACCTTATGAAATGCACTATAGATTTAGTGAACAAAGAATAAGAGATGGACAAGGAGGTTCAAATTCTGGAGAAATACTTGGTGGTCGTTTGCAACTACATCATTTCTATATCAAATTTGAAGATACAGGTTTTTTTAAAGTAGAAGTTACACCAGAACATAGAGATACATCTACTCATAAATTTACTGGTAAACTTTTAGGTGCAGCTAGTAGTACTATTGGATCAATTAATTTAGAGTCAGGGTCATTTAAAGTTCCTGTGATGAGCAGAGCAGATAGAGTTAATATTGATGTAAAGAACAATACATTTCTACCTACAACATTGGCTAGTGCAGAATATGAGGCTATGTTCCATATGAGGAGTAGACGTATTTAATGGGTCATTTACGAAAAGCAAATTTAGAAGACTTAAAACATGTTGCTAAAAACATGAGGGAGATGGATAAATTAGAAGCCTTCTATCAATCAGGACAAGAACCACAACAGGCTCTTCAATTGTCTTATATATGCAGCAGTATAAACATGGCAATAGCTGATGATAATGATGCTCCTATAGGTCTTTGTGGAGTTGTACAGGGTGGTGTTATATGGATGGTTGCTACTGATGAACTGTTTAGTAATAAAAAATATAAAATACAACTAATAAGAAAAGGTCGAGAATGGGTCGATAGCCTGTTGAAAAATTACAAAATCCTATATAATTTTGTATATGCAGAGAATGATTCTGCTATCAAATGGTTAAAGTCTCTTGGGTTTACTTTTATCCAATATCACGAACATTACGGTATGCAAGGTAAACCATTTTACGAATTTCTGAGGATCGCATAGATGTGTGTTGCAGCATTTCCAGCTATAGGAGGACTAGCAGCAGGTGCGCAATCTGCTTTGTTTGCAGCAGGTTTAGGTCTTAACTTAGTAAGTGGTCTTGCACAGAGATCAGCAGCAAAAGCAGCAGCAGAGCAGACATATAGAAGCACTTTAATATCAAATGAATCTTTAGAGAGATCATCTGCATTACAACAAGAAGCTTTAGCTGCTGAATTAAAAGAAACTAGAGCATCAAAAGCACAAGAAAAATTAGCAAAAACAATTCAAGGATTAGAAGCTAAAGGTCGTATAAGAGCAGGTGAGCAAACTGGCATTACAACACAACTTCTTTTACAGAATGAAGAAAGGCAAACAGCAAATGAAAGAGAAGCTATTAATCAAACATTAGAATCTGTAGGCAGACAATATGTAAGAAATCGTGAAGGTCTTATTGCTCAAAGAGATAATAGACGTAATCAATTACAAAGTAATATAAATCAAGCTTACAATCAGATTCCTTCACTTGGATCAGTTCTACTTAATGTAGCTTCACAAGGTTTATCCACCTATGGTCAATTAACAGCTTTAAGTTAAATGTCATCTAGTTTTCAAAGCACAGCATTTCAATCAGCAGCAAGACCTGTTGATACTTTTGTAGCAGAACCCTCTGTTTTACCAAAAACAGATGCAGAAGAATTAGCAACAGTTTTACAGACTGTTAACCCTAACTTACAAAAATACATTGGAACTCGCCTTGAAAAAACTGTAGAAGAAGAAAAAGATAAAGCTTTTAAAATGGCTCTCGATACTGTTTTAGCTGATGGAACTATAGGAAAAGTTGCAGATGCGACTAGAAAACAAGATGGAGATGAAGCTGCTAGGCAATTAATAGGTGGTAATATTTTTATTGATAGATTTTATAAACAATATATAGGTGAGTTATATGGTTCTCAATTAGACAGTAATGCTAAAGAAGCTTATCGTGACGCTGAAATAGATACATTTAATGCGCAAGGAGAACCTATAAAAAGATCAATTAGATCATTTGCTCCAACTGATCCTGAGTTTATAGATTGGAGACAAAATTATTTTAAAGATCAAACGCAGAAAATACTTGATTTAGGTGGTGAAATTGATTCAGCTAATTTTATTACTAATCTACAAACTTCAGTTGTTAACTTAAACAAACTTGCAAGAAAAGAAAACAATGAATATAAAGTAGAAAAAGTAAAAGATTTAAGTAATGATTATTTTAATAAAACAGCGAAAGATTGGCTAAGTGGCAATAGAGAAGATGCACGACTTCACATTACAAATTTTATAAATGACACAAGAAAGCTTGGTTTGACAGGTGGTGATGCCAGAGAAGTTTATACAGGACTTGTTGAAAACATTGCTAATATTGGTCAATATTATGTAACTACTGCTGATGTAAATGATTTAGATGAAGTCGATGATCTTATCATAGGCATTGGTCTATCTATACCTTATGGCAATAATGGTGGTAATTTAACACAACACCCAGAGTGGCAAGAAAAGATAGAACCAATATTAGAAAATTTAGAAGATGAACTTAATGAAGAGCTTACACAAGGACCAAAGATAGATAAAGCTAGAAGAAGAATTAAATTAGAAAACAAGTTAGTTGAAGTAAATAAATTACCTATTGATACAGAAGAACAACGAGCTATATATAAACAAAAAATAATTGAATTAAAAAATGACAGACAATTTAGTGATCTTAATGAGGTTTTTAAAACTAATAATTATCCATATATAGAAGATTTTTCTGCTGAAATTTTTAATATAAGAACAAATATGAGACTTAGAAATTATGAAGATAATGAAAGCCCTTTAGATCAGTTAGGACTAATAAAAAATAAGATTGTTGATCTAGGTATAACTGATGACGGAATATTAACAGATTTAAATCAAGCAGTACAAATAGCGGAACAATATAAATCAATTTATCAGATTTTTGATGTAAAATCAAAACCACTATTTGATGATATAGATGCTTTTTATAGATCACAAGCTGGCTCGAAAGGTGTTTTTGGAAACATAAATCTTACTGGTGGAGTAAGCGTAAATCTTGGTGGTCTTGATAATGATTTGTATATAGAAAAATATAAGAACGAACAACAAATTGATAATAATTTTGAAACTTGGATTAAAGAAAATTACTATCAAATGAAAGATGGGAAAAAGGTTGGAGGACCATCAGAAGCAGATATAAAAAAATGGCTAACTGATGAAAGAGAAAGAGTAGAAAAAGAAGTATTTAAATTTAAAACAGAAAGTCAGAAAATCATTGATGAGATTAGTAACAGGCCAGTAAATCAAAGAAGAGGGTTTGGTTTTGGAAATGAAGATGATGATTTTAGGGAGAGTGTTCTACAACTAGAAACACCAGCTTTTGGTAATAAAAAGTTTGAGGTTGAACCTGGTGCGTTCAGTGAGGGTGGGGTGACAACAGTTGATGTAAGTTCTGGTGATACGTTATCTGGTTTTGCAAATGATTTAGATACCTCTGTAGAAGCTATAAAAAAAGCAAATGGAATGACAAGTGATGCAATTCAAATAGGAGATGTCTTAGTTATTCCAGAAGGTATTACTGACCCTAATAAGGTCGATGCTCCTAAGTTTGACATGAATAAACTGATTACAAGTAAAGACCACCCATTTAATCCTGTCAGAGAAAAACATAACTTCCAGGTTATTTATAATATTGCTAAAGAAATAGGTATAAAATATCCCGAACTTGTAGCTGCACAAGCTATGGAAGAAACAGGTTTTGGTAAAAATCAATCAGCAAAAAATAATTTCTTAGGTCTTCAAGCTACACCTTCAGAAGTTGCAAGAGGTGAATCTGAAAGAAAAATGACTACTGAATTTAGAGGTCAAGGTAGACAACCAGAAGAAGCAGACTTTAAAACATTTGAGAATATTAAAGCAATGATGATGCAATACAAAAAACAATGGAATGATAATTTCTTGAGTAGAAAAGGTATCGTAAATGCAAACAGTATTCAAGAAGCAATAAAAATGCTACAAGCTGAAGATTATGCAACTAATCCAGATTATGATAAAAATGTATTAAGAATTATTGATCGTGCTATTAAAGAAGGTTGGTTTTAAACTATGACAGACTCTAATCTACAAAACACAGTGCCAGAAGGAGCTTTTGGTATAGGATCTAAAAAAACTGATGACTTTACAAAAAACGAAGAGTTAAGAAATACAGGCATACAAGACATACCAAATATGCTGATTAATGCTCTTACAAAACAATCAGGCGGTATTGTTATGCCAAGTCAAATCACAGAGCAAGCAGTTACTAACTTTCAAGAAGGTGTAGAAAATGTACCACTTCTTGGAAAAAAAGACGAACAAACTGTAAGGGCTGGTTTAGCTGCTGGTTTTGATTTAACTGAAAATGCTATCAACTTTGCTGGTCGTGCAATCGGTGGTTTAAGTGGTAACAAATATACAGCTAAAGACTTTTTTGATAATGAAAAGTTAGGTGTCTATATACCTGAAGAAGATGAAAATAGTCTTAGTTACAACTTGACAAAACTAGGAGTGCAATATGGAATACCATATACAGCAGCCTTTAAATTTTTAGGTTCTATAGGTTTATCAAATTTTGTTTGGAAAGATGTATTAGCAGGTGGTACTACTGCATCAGTTTTCTTTGACACATTTGATAAAAATCTTTCTAATTATTTAGTTGATACTCCTTTAATCGGACCAGTAGCAAAATTACTTGCAGCAGAATCAGAAGAAGAATCTAACGTAGCAAAAGAAACTATCAAGAAATTTATTGAAGGTGGTGTAACTGCAAAGATAGTAAATAAAACTTTTGACGCAGCTTTAAATCCTAAAAAAGTTGCAGATGCTTTTATAAATGTTGTTGACTTTTTTAAAAAATCACCACAAACTACAAAAAGATTAATTTTTAATTTACAACAATCAAAATTTAATAAGTTTTCTAATGTAAGAAAATACAACTCAATGGATGAAGTCCTTAGAAATGGCGATGACTTAGTAGATGTAGCACCAGTAACAGATGATGCAGTAACAAAAACCTCAACACGATTAGAGTTACCTGATACCAGAGGACAAAACGAGTTTTATCATGGTGCTGCTAGTGAAATAAACCTTGTAGAAGGTGGTGAATTTGGCAAAGCTGTAGAAAATTTATATGGAGATGGTTTTTATGTGACAGAGGATTTAGTAACTGCTGCTAAATACCAAAAGAAAAACAGAGTAAAAGGTAAAAAGCCTACTGGTGTTGTTTACAAAGTTACTGAAAAACAACCTGTAAAGTTTTTTGATTTAGACGCACCTGCGACACCAGAGAAAATAGATCAACTCCGTAACATTTTTGATGTTGATGCTTATGACGAAGTTGATATTATTGATAGAGCTTTAGATAATGTTGGTTCAAATGCTAGTATTGCTCAAATTTATGATGAAATAAAATTAATTTCAAATGCTAATGATCTTAGTGCTAATACTACAGCAGACTTATTTTCTTCTTTTACTGAAGAATTACAAAGAGAAGGTTTTGGTGGTTTAACACATCAAGGAGGAAAGAAAGCAGGTAAGAATAAAAGACTACATCAAGTAAGAATATATTTTGATCCAGCTAATTCATTAGAAATAAACAAAGTTGACTTAGATCAATTAGGAACAGTTGCTAGTGATAGTGAATTAGTTACCAGAAAAAAAATAAGAAGTCAAAAAGGCAAGCAAAAGTTTCAAACAACTGATACACCTGTAGGTTTTGAAGGCAGAAATATGAATCTCTTTAGTGATGATCCTAAAGAAGTTGCAAAAATAAAAGCTGCCTACGAACAAGAATTAAATGAATATTATCCAAAATATAAAAATATAGTTACTGATGATATGTTGATTGAAGATGCAGATGATTTTTTAGAACAAGAGGTAATACAAGAATTAAAACAATTTTCAGATAAGTATGGATTTAAATTACCTGTTTTGATGGCTGCTTCTGTTAGACGTATTTCTGGTCTTGCTGAAAATTTAAGTGATGGTGCTAAATTATTGAAAACGCTACCCACTGGATCAGAAGAAGCAAAGATTTTAAAAAGTAAACTTGCAATACAAACAGTTAACTTTTATAGATTAATAACTGGTGATAGTAGGGCTGGAACTGTTGTAGGTAGAGCTTTAAGAGCAAGACAAACAGCAAAAGCACCTAACCCAGTAACAGGTAAAACACCAGGTCAAATAACAGAAAGCAACATACAGGTAAAAAGAGCCGAAGAAGTAAAAGGTGGTGGATCAGAAGTTATACGAGATATAGCTAAAGATATTGATGATACCTTTCAGAATTTAGGTTTTACTCAAGACGATTTACTAAAAGCTTTAGAAGAAGATAATTTTGAAGGATTTGCTGATTTTGCAAGTAAACTAGCTGCTGCACATGGAGATCCGTTTGTTTTACAAAAATTTGTTAAAGAAAGTTTTGCAGGTAAATTATTAAAAATAAGTAACGAACAGTTTATAAATGGTATTCTTTCTAACCCTGCTACTCATGTTAGAAATACTATTGGTACTATGATTAATGTAATTAAAGGGCCAGCAGATTTATTAGCAGGTTCAATATCAAGAGAAGGTTTAGACCCTATTTTATTTAGAAGAGCAATGGCTGAGTTCGCCATGTTTAAACAAGCTCAAAGTGATGCCTTGAAATTAGCAGGTCAAGCTTTTAAAGATGAAAGAAATATTTTAGATAAATCAAGAATGATCGTTGACTCTGGTAACGACCCTACACAAAGATTTGCTATAGCAACTATTAAAAAAGGTCTTGTACCAGATTTGTATAATGCTTTTGGAACTGCTACAAGAAGTCCTACAAGAGCTTTATTGGCAGAAGATGAATATAACAAACAGCTATCTTTTAGAATGTTTTTAAAGGGATCATTAGTTGAAGATGGTTTAAGAAGAGGTTTAGATGGTAAAGCTTTAGATGATTATGTTGATACAAGTTTTGAACTTGGTACAAGTTGGATTGCTAAAAAAGGAGAAGAACTAGACCTTGCTCTTAAAGGTATTTCTGAGTCTAAAGCTTTTATCGGATCAGAAGGAGAAGCAGTTGCAATAGGAGAAGATTTGTTTTTAAAAATAAGAGATGCTCTTGATTATGCTGCTGATCGTACATTTACTACCAGAATTGATAATAAATTTGTTAACGCATTTAAACATCCTGGATGGAAACCTTTAATACCTTTTATAAATACACCTTTGAATTTACAACAAACTTTGTTGAAAAATACCCCAATGGCAACCAAGCTAACAAACAATCCTTTATTGAAGGGAATGTTAGATACTCATAGAAAACAACTACAAAGTGCTGATCCATCTGTTGCTGCAAGAGCTAGAGGTACGACTAGAGTAGGTGGTGGTATATGGGCTACTGCTATTGGTTTAAGTTTGCTTGCTGGTGATAAATTTGCAAAGATTGCTTTAGTTGATGGTAATGATCCTGATTGGAAAGAAGATAAATTAAGAAAGTATGCTGGCGATATTGGATATGCTTTAAGATTTTTAATAACTAATCCACTAACAAAAGAGCCAGAACTTGGTCCAGATGGTCAACCTAAATACTATTTTTTTGATGTCGGTAGAATTGGTCTTGATCCAGTAAGTTCTATATTTAGGGCAGCAGGTTGGTGGGGTACTTATAGTAAATATTTAAGTGATGATGATCAAAAAAATGCAGCTTTAATAATGACAACTGCTTTGGCAAGAGATATTTTAAATATTCCGATGCTTGAAAACATACAAACACTTTTTGACATTATTGAAAATAGACCTGATGCTTTACCAAACTTTATAGCAAACTATGGTAATTCTGCTCTTATACCTTTTGTATCTGCAAGAAGAGGTCTTTCAAAAAGAGAATATACAATTATTGATCCAAGATCAGGTAAAAAGTTAAAAGGATTTTTTAAACATGATAAATCAATTCAAAAAGGTGATTATATAAAAGAAGAAGTTAGAACAACTTTTGATGATGGAACTCCAATACCAGAGGATCACCCTGCGTATGGAACTTTAAAAAGACAAAAAGAAAAATTTCCTTTTGAATTTTTTACAAAGAAAGTAGTATTAAAAATGTTTAAAGAAATTGAAGCAAGTAATCCATTTAAAACAGATATACAACCAGAAAGACATTGGTTAACACATCAGTTTTTAGAATACCCAAAAAATCTTGGTCCTAACAGTGGTTTAAATCCTACTTATCATGGCACTTCTATGAATGATCCTGTTATAAGTTTAATGAGAAGAAGCAGATCAAAGATAAGTAAACCTTTAGCACATTTATTTAGAAAATCACCAGAAGGAGGTATTTTATTAAATTCAACTCAATATAGAACTTTTACAGATTTGATTGGATCAATTAAATTAAATGAAAATGGTATTGAAAGTGAAAAAGGTAAAACTGTTTATCAGAGATTATATCCGTTAGCAACAAATAAAAACATTTTAAAATTACTTGATTTTATTGATGAAGGAGAAGTTGATGAAGATTTTACTATTGACACAACAGCTTTACTAACAGATAGAATAAACACATCAAAAGATTTAAGAAGTGTGTTAAACAAGGTAATCAAACCATATATAGGTGCAGCAAAATTAAAACTGTTTCAGCTTGAAGATAATCAAGGAGGAGCTAAATCTTTACTACCTGCATACCTTAAAGAAAAAAGAAGACAAGGGTTGCAGATACAAAATCGTAATTTAAGGTAAACTTACAATAACAAGGTAAAATCATGGCTACTAACACTGCTGCAACTTTTACAAATTTATCTGGTAATAACACTGCTGGACCATTCAACATTTCTTTCCCCTATCTATCAGAAGCTGAAGTAGAT